ATAACTGCGCAGGCACCGTTCAAAACAACCACTACACCTACTGGGTTCCGTACTCAATCTTCAATGAACTCCCTATCAAGCGATGGAAACACAATCGACCACCGGACACACAACGTATTGCTGAAATCCGTACATTCATGGACCAGTCCAAACGCATGGATGGTATGCTCTACCTAGCTTGCATCAATAAAGAACTGGTATGCTACGAATCCAATCATCGTCGTGAGGCGTTAACTGGTCTTGAAGGTATGCATCCCATTCTCGTCGACATTCTATGGGACGCGACCGACGAGAGTGTGAAAGCCGAGTTCCTTCGACTGAATAAAGCTGTGTCTGTGCCTGAACTCTATGTGTCGGAAGATACTGGCATTGATACAGGTGATCTAATTCAAATGCGGAACGACTTCTGTATCATGTTCAAACTTGCCAAAGTCAGTACAGGACGACCTAACGCACCGAACTTCAACTCGGATATGATTCTCGACGAGTTTCATCGTCTCATGAAAGAGACCAAGTTGACACCGAACGACTTGTGGAATAAACTCATTCACCTCAATCAACAAATGTCGGCTCGTGACCGCGCAAAGTTGACGCCCAAAGTCATTGAAAAATGTGAACGGTCTGGACTCTGGTTGTTTGCATGGAGCCGTCGACTTAACGCGAGCGAGTTAGTTTAGACTTACGAGTGGTTCTACGCTTTTTACTCTTTCGTGTCTTCTTACCACCTGAATATTGTTTTCTGTTTGGATCAGGACCTTGAATGCCCGCTTCCTTTTTAAGTTTATCTGACTGTTGATATGCATTACCCTTTTCACCGGTTAACATACTAGAAACTATAGCTTCAGGTCCGTGTGGTAATCCAGTAAGTGCACCTGTTAGTTGAGCATTACGAGCACCACGTCCTTTTTCAAATAACTTAAATCGTTCAAAAAACTCACCACATGGTTCATCAGGGTTTGGTTGAACTTTAAGCTTTGGGCAATTTTTAAATACGTAGTCTGCAGGATCATCTTTAATTCCTTCTGGACAAAGAACTGTAATCATAGTAAGATTTGGATTATCTCTACAGTTAAGTGCTCGAAGACCTTCAGGAAGAACTGGTAATGTAATCAGTTCAGGATTTCTTGAAATATCAAGAACTCTAACTCCTTCAGGAAAAGGTGGTAATGAATGAAACTTTAATCCACCAAGAAATAACGTTCCTACTCTAGATGATGATTTATAGGTTTTAAAGATGATTTCAACTGTTGGTCCATCCGTTCCATATTTATTTGGAGGCATTGTTAATTGTTAATATTTTCTCTTTTTATTACTCTGCTTTCTATTCTTACGCAGTGTCTTACGTTTGGACTTCTTGGACTTACGAGTCTTACGACCACCCTTTGGATCTCCAGGAACTAAGTGAGCTTTATACCACTTTACATCTTCAATCTTTTGTCGAGTCAGTGGATCTAAGAACATTAATGGCCCTCCTTCCTTTTCTCTTCTTCTCAATGAATCTTCCAGTAAATTTATCAATGAATCACGAAAGTAATAACCTTTTTTTGCAATGATTCCTCCTTCACCTATAATCTGTCCTACAATTGAACCTTCTTTGATATCATCCGATGAAATCGCATCACCTGATCCGGTTTCAATGTCTTTTGAAGGAGGAGATTCTGGAGGTGTAAGAAACGCTGGGAGCTCTTCTTCTTCATCGTCGGCATTATCTTCTTCTTCAGGCGCAGTATAGATAGTTGCAACTGCTCTTGTATCTGCATCTACAGAACGAATCGCAAGACTATCATTATCACCTTCTAGTACATAGAGCTTCCTATCACTAGGATGGAATACTAAATAGGTTGGAAACCAAAAAGATGCTTCCCTCCCTACACCATCTATTCTTGTATGATTTCCATCACCTGCTACTGTAGTCACTACACCTTCAGGTGTGACCCTACGAATACTATGATTGTCATAATCAGCAACATAGACATTTCCATCTGTACCGACTACAAGTCCCCAAGGTTGATTAAAACGCGCTTGTTCTCCGGTTGCATCTTTCATTTCAGGTTCTTGCTCATTTCCTGCAAAGACAGTAGCTTTATCATCAACTCCAAGTTTTGCTCTGTAAATACAGTGTTTTTCAGGTGAAGTTGAATACAGAACTCCAGAGTCATCCACTGCAATTGAATATACAAAGTAATTAAGTAGATGCCGAAATACAGTGACTTCTCCTGTACTTGTAATTTTAATCACATGACTACCCTCAGGATGACGATGTACTACATAAACCGTTCCAGCTGAATCAATTGTAAAACATAACATACGATCAAAAGGTGCTTTAAATCCACGTCCTTCAGTCGCACTCGCAAATGTAGTTACGTTTCCTTGAGCGTCCACTTTACGAATCGCATTATTTCCTCTATCAAGCACATATAGGTTTCCACGATAGGATACAACATCTATAGGTTTATTAAATGTAGCCTGATTAGCAGGTCCATCTTGAAACCCAATCTCTGTTTTACCTGCAAGTAAACGGGGAGTTGAATCTGTACCAAGCTTCAAGATAGCGTGTCTAAACTCTGGAACATCCTCAGTACGATAATCGTCAAAATTAGATATGTAGATGTTTTGAAGATCCACTGCGATCGGATTCGCTTTCCTAATCTCGACCATTATAGTTTATAGTAAAAAAAAGTTAAGAAGAAGTAAAAACGTAAGTCCCTCCTTCTACTATTCCTTTTTCCATACAATGAACTCAATTGACGCTGAACTCGCAACACTACACGCTCGCATCGCAGAACTCGAAGAACAGAAGCGCAATGATCCCACCGCCAAAGAGAACGTACGATGGACGAATGAAGACGATAGAACCTTGATCATCATGCTACGATTCAAAGCTGCTTCGTTCCTTGACGTTGCAGCCGCACTCAAACGCTCGGAAAGTGCAGTCCTCTGGCGTGTCGAGAAACTCGTGAACGATCACATCCATGAAGATGGACCCTATACGGATGAAGTCTGTCAATGGTTGATGCCGCACATTCCACTCGAAACCTGGTTGAGGGAACGAGCTAAACTGTTGTAAAAACGGAAGTTCACTCCTAAAACACTCGAACGGTATAATGCCTCGCTTCGTTCGCATCCACCAACAAGTCTTCCACATTCCTTCCCTCGCCAATGTCAGTATGGGTACGTCCTGGACTGGACAACCGATACTGACCTTCTACTATCACAACCAACACAATCACACGATTTGGTATCCCTGGGGCAAATGGGACGAGTGTGAACAAGATATGATTCAAGTCAAGACTGCAATGATGGAGGTTGAACGTGTGTTGACGAACGTCTTTCTCACTGAACCTAAACCAGCCGAAGTGATCTTGAAAACGGAAAGTTTGAGCGTCGACACAAGACCTGTACAATGACACTCTATGCTTTATTCGATATAGGTTTGACATCCGCACTCATAGCCGCCTTCCTAGTGATTTTATGCGTGTTCTAGAATAAATGGCAGTCAAGTCGGAAGGATTAAAGTTCAAGTATTCACTCTATTCGGCCCTTGCATTTTTCCTTGTCGCCAACCCTGTCACATTCCGATTCGTCAATTCACTGATCGGTGGTATTGCAGTCAATGGATGCCCTACAGCGTTAGGCTTCATCCTGCATACCGTCGTGTTTTTCGGTGTGGTTTATGGTTTGATGAGTTTGCCAAAGGATATGGACTAAAACGAATTTCACATCTACTAACTAATAGATCCCAAATGGAACCCTGTAAACATTGCTGTACTTTGATCTACGATGTCCTCCAAGACCCTTATCCAAAAACCTCCTTTGGTGGACCATTCATCCGTCAAAAACGCATTGAAGCTATTCTCCCTGAACTTACGGCTGAAGTCTACCGTATGATTAAGGAACGCGTTCTCTCTCCCAAATCCAATTCAGTTCCAGTGTTAATGTGTGTAGACGTAGGACTCGCACCACCGATGTTGTGCCAGTACTGGTTCTTTGAAAAGTTGCGCAGCCTTCGCAACTTACACGTGATCCACCGAGAGCATTCACGACGGCTCTAAAAACGGATTATACATGTGTATACTAGTTTTTCATTACAATGGAGAAGCGTTGTACTAAGTGTCATACGGTTAGAAATGTTCAATATTGGTTTCGATATAGAACGAATCGCGAAACGAATACTGTAAGAAATAGTCGTGTATGTTTGATGTGTTATAGGTGTTGTGTAGAAGGTGGAATCACAGAACAACAACTCATTGAACGAGATAGGAGAGACGGAAGAGATACTATGGCAGGCGATTATCTAGCTGGACAACCCAGACCGATACAACAAACGTTTATCAATCTAGAAGAGCCAATCCGACCGAACTTTGTGATTAATCCAACGGTGAGAGTTAGAGCATGGCCTCTCGTTGAAACATCTACACCTGCTGGTAGAGATAGACTTTCTTAAACACTCCAATTAAAAACGGATTTGTTTTTCCCAACTCTCTAGACTTCCCCCCAAAAATGCAGCTCCCTCAACGACATGGAAAGAAATGGTACGAAGGTGAATCCCACTACATCCTACTACGATTTAAACAAGGAATACCCCCCTCTAAAATAGCCAAGGAAGTCAGTCGAACTACGAACGGCATTACCGCACAATTGAAACGATTAGAACTATCCCAAGAAGTTGCAGGTCTCCGTTCAAGAATTGAAGTCCTTGAACGAAGGAACAAACCGGCTCGAAGTGGATTCAATGCGATTCGTGCGGTTCGTGCTGGAGATGAGTACTTAAACTGACCTCCCACTTCAAGTACTTGAGTTTTTTTACATCATGGGTGCAACAGGAACAGCTGGGATAGGGGGTGCATTGTTAGCAGCCATCTTTGCAGCCTCTCGCTCACGCTTGCGTTGAGCCTTCTCCTCATCCGTCATCTTCCTGCGAGTTGTCTTCTTCGGTTGTGAAATCGGTTTCGCAACCGGTTCTACAATCTTCACCTTACGAGTCTTCTTTGGAACCGAAGTCGGTTTCGCAACCGGTTCTACAATCTTCACCTTACGAGTCTTCTTTGGAACCGAAGTCGGTTTCGCCTTGACGGTCTTTGCAGCATTCAACTTCTCTTTAAGGGTTTTGATCTCAAATTCCAGTGTCTCAATCTTCTTTCCAAGCCCTGTGGCTGTTTTACAGAAGTCATCAACCCTTGCACGCAGTGACATTTACTTATTGCTGCGACGAGTTTTACGCGCCTTTTTCGATCGTGACTTACGAGCCTTTTTGCTTCGTGACTTACGACCACCCTCCTTATTGAGCGGTCCTACTGCTTTATGACCAAGCCCAACTGGATATAGAATGTCCCTCATTTCTTTCCAAACCTCTGGCTTCAATCCTATATGTTCACGCAGTAGTCCATTTTCTGGGCTACCCAGTTGTTTCCATTTTTCGAAAGCTTTCGGTCCTTGATTCTTGAGGTCTGTCACAGGACCATCCCACTTGTAACCTTTCTCTTCATTCATCTTTTTCAACGAAGCATCCATTGCAAATGCTCGTCTGATATCGTCCTTGGGCATAAATTTGGTGTCTCCCACCTCAATAGTTGGAAGTTTATGTACGGACATTTATTTATACGCTGCGAATGAATTCCCAGTTAAGGTAATCATTTTTAAATACGACGACGAGTCTTACGAGCCTTTTTGCTTCGTGTCTTACTACGACGCTTGCTGCGAGTGTGTTTACCGCCCTTTTTACATGGACATCCGAAATAATGAATCATGATGCGGGACGTTCCGCCTTCTACGGCTTTACACGATCCACACATAGATTTTCCATCCTGAGTCATTTCTAGGGGTTTGCAAACATCACCGTAGCCATACTTCTCACGCGCGGCTTTTACGTCATTCGGGACTTTTGCGGCGAGTTTATCATCTATCTTCTTCTCGGCGGCGAGATAGCCTTCAGCTGTCGATTGGGGCGCGTGGTAGCTCATTGTTTATTCATACACTTCGAATAAACTCCCAGTTCAGGTAGTCGCAGATCTTTTTCCAGATTTGGTCGTGGGCGATCAATCGGTCTCGTGACTTCAACAACGGAAAGAACACCTTGTATTCGTCCAACTCCAACAGCTCAAAGAACTTGTAGAGAATGTACGAATAGCTCAGAAAGTTCGTGCGGTCGTTCGGGCAGTAAAGCAGAAAAGGAGCTTGAATATCTTGAAACATGGCTCGGATCTTCTCTTCAATTTCAGGGGTAATGGTGGGAGGCGGATTTCCATTGAGTCGAGAGAGGATGTGGGCCCTGTGCTCATAATACTTAGATCTGTTCAGCTTCTTTAAAATCTGTCGTATGTCGTCCTCGGATAAGTCTGCAATGTTGTCAATGCGACGTTTACGGATTTCCAAGATCACTTCATTCATCACATCTTCTGGAATGATAGTAGACTCTTTTGCTTGAAACTGGTTCAAGATCTCATTGAGATGGTTGATCTTCTTGTAAGCATAGTTATTACGCTCCTTCGGTGGATCACGGAAGCTGGGAAAGTCTGAGACGACCAACGAGTATTCTTCCGACCCACATCGTGGACAGACCAAAATACCTTCTGAACTGATTTCTTCACGTGCCACATTGCACTGCACGCAATGCTCGGTCAATAACTGAACGATTTCGGGACCATTCGATAACTTCATACGCTGAACGTATTCGTCAAACATCTGTTTGCGACTGGGTCCAGTATCGGTTGGGATACCTCCATTGAAAAAGCGCATGAATGTCGACGTATCTTTAGGCTGCAGCGTTTGCATCGTTGTCGTCGTATCTTGTTTACGATAATACTCGTCCAGCAAGTCCATATTTTTCAAGTAATACTCTTGAACTGGATGTACGTGTTCGAGTTCCTCTTCAATTTCGCGGATCCGACTTTGAAGTTGGGTTGCCTTGACAATGTCATCGATCTCATTGTTCAAGTGAAGGGTCTCAATCTCTGCTTTCAAGGTATCGTATTCAGTTTTCAGAGTGCTTTGCATAGTTTTAGACTCTTTTAACGTCTGAACAATCCCCTGATGGAGAGAATCCAGAGTACCGGTTGCGTTTGGAACCGAATGCGACTCCCTTGACTTTCTCACTTTAAACACGTCCATTTACAAACTCTTCTACTTGGTCTATGAAGGTTCTATTCTGAAGAATACACGGTCGTTGCCGACGCACCGACTCAATCAATTCTTTGATATCCACGTGAAAATGATGACCACAATAGGCTAGAGCCAGTGAAGCCGATCGGTTCATCCCTGCTTGGCAATGGACGTAGATCATTCCACTACCTTCACGCAAAAAC